CATGCCAAAGGCAGAGCAGCAGCAAAGAAGTTCTCTGAACAAGCCCGGCGCATTCCTTGTCCTACTGATGAATGCAAACGATTTGTTGTGATAGATGTTGAGAACTTATCTGATGAGGTCTCTTGCTTCGGGTGTAAGCAATCTTGGACAGTAGCTCGATTGGTGAAGTTGGCAATGAGCAATCCGAATCGAAAGTTCTTTCTTGATGTTGAGGCAATCAGTTTGTGGCTCAAGATAAGTCAGAGAGAGATTTACAGGATTGTGAAACGCAATGACATCGAAAAGCGTGGAAGCCTTTACAACTTCGGGGATATTTTGAAAGTGGTGCAAATATGATTGATTTGACAAAGTTGGCAATTGATTATGCTACGCTTTCGCTATCAGGTTTTGCTATCCCTGCATCAGTATTTGGAACACTAGAATGCTGAAGATCATCATAAACATTGGCGATGTCGCAACTGAGTTGATGACAGATCAATCTCTCTCATTCGATGCAATTGAATCTCTATTGAACCGAGCAGTTCAAGCAACCCTTCAGTCATACCTGTCATTGCCGACTGAGGATCGCCTTGCTGCACTTGGATTGGATACTTCAGACGATGATGATGATGATGAGGAAGATGAGTGACACGACATCCAAATGTCGGCGTTGCAAATTAGATTTACCTCTTGACTCATTTCATAACGATAAGCGCACAGCAAATGGGCGATACGACATCTGCAAACAATGCAGAGTGATTCATCGCAACATCACAAACATTACAGATCAACAATATGATTCATTGCTTCAAGCACAAAACAATTCATGCGCCATCTGTGGCATACACACATCAGAGACAGAGCGCGGTCTAGTAGTTGACCACAACCATCAGACACACAAGATTCGTGGACTCTTATGCACACGATGCAATGTTGGTCTTGGTTACTATGGCGATGACACAACAAAGTTATCAATGGCAATCGAGTATCTGATCAAGACCGATGGTATTGCCTAGACCTTGCAATGGTTGTGGAGTTATCGTTCGCGCTTCACGATGTGATGCTTGCAAAAGAATACAAGAACGCAAAAGACCAAAGCGTGCAGATCGTGGATATGACAGCAAGTGGCACGAGCTATCGCGCACAATGCGAGCGCAACAACCTTTCTGCACTATCTGTCATTCAACCAAAGACTTGACTCTTGATCACATAAAACCTTTGTCACAAAATGGTTTGACAATTCCAAGCAACTTGCAAGTGTTATGCCGCAAATGCAACAGCCGAAAAGGTTCACAGTAAAAGAACCCCCCGGTGGCACATGTGGGTACGCTCACAATTTGCCAAAGAGGTGCGATAGCGTAACCCCGCGTATTCGCTTGGGCATATGCCCGCAATTTATCATAGGGGGCGTTTAATTTATATGAAGGCAAAAAAAATATGACAGGGCCAGCACCGAAACCAACTGAACTCAAGCGTGCATTGGGAAACCCAGGCAAGCGCAAACTGCCTGATGTGAGCAATGTAATCGCCCTTCCACGCATTGATGACAAGCCACCTGCACAGCTTTCAAAAGGCGCAAAGAAACTTTGGGCAGACATTCGTGCAATGGCACCGTGGATTGCAAACTCAGATGGCATCGCCTTGATTGAACTATGCGAAAAGTTTGATCGCAAAACTCAACTTGTTGAAAAGTTGAAAGAAACAGATTATGTCCTTTTCACAGACAAAGGCTATGCGTACGCAAACCCGCTTGTCGGAATGATCAGCACAACAGAGAATGAGATTTTGAAACTTCTATCTGTTCTAGGTTTGACACCTTCAGACAGAAGCAAGTTGGGGGTTGCAGAAGTTAAGGTTCGCAGTAAGTTAGACGAACTACTTTCGCAAAAGCGCAATGTCTGAGAGTTCTTGGCCACCACGATGGTTGACTGAAGTTCCACTTGAAGATCAACTTCGCGGAGACGGTGACTTGTACGCCGACTTTGCCGAAGCCGTATGTCGAGTGACAAAAGATTCAGTCGCATCGCCAGCCGGCAAACTGCTATCGCTTCGCCCGTGGCAACGCGAACTTCTTCGTCATGCACTTGCTCGCCGCGAAGATGGAAGATTTCGTCATCGCACCGCCCTTGTCGGAATGGCACGCAAGAATGGCAAGAGCGCACTTGCAGCATCAATGGGTCTTGCAGGTCTAACAGTCGGCGGCAACGGTTCAGAAATCTATTCATGTGCAGCAGATCGAGATCAAGCGCGAATTGTATTTGGCACCGCCAAGCGAATGATTGAGTTAGATCAAGAACTCTCATCAATGTTTACTCTCTACCGCGATGCAATCGAGTTCAAGGAAAAGGCATCTGTCTATCGGGTGCTATCGGCAGAGGCATACACAAAAGAAGGTTTGAACCCTTCACCGCTTGTCATCTTTGACGAGGTTCACGCACAACCAAGTTGGGATTTGTGGAACACACTTTCACTTGCAGGTGGCGCACGAGCTGATTCATTGCTCTTTGGAATTACAACGGCAGGTGTGAAAACACAAGCCAATGGTCAAGACTCACTTTGCTATTCTCTCTACCAATACGGACAGAAGATCGTCAAAGAAGAAGTTCAAGACAAATCATTTTTCTTTGCATGGTGGGAACCAACAAAGCCTGAAGGCGATCACCGTGATCAAAGTCTGTGGGCGCAAGCCAATCCTGGACTTGGCGACATCGTTGACTTAGGCGATTTTGAGAGCGCCGTGTTGCGTACCCCCGAAGCTGAGTTTAGAACCAAGCGAATCAATTGCTTTGTCAGCACTTCAGTTGCATGGTTGCCAACAGGATCATGGGAAGCAATAGAAGATAGAACAAGAGTTCCAATAGCCGGCGAAGAAGTTGTCCTTGCATTTGATGGCTCTTTCTCCAATGACTCAACTGCACTTGTTGCATGGTCACTTGGCGGAGACAAGCCACACTTGAGCGTTGTTGGGTTATGGGAAAAACCTGACGATGCAGAGCAAGGATGGTATGTACCAATTGCAGAAGTTGAACAGACGATCATCGGCTTTGCCCGTGATACTCGATTTGATGTGCGCGAGATTGTTTTCGACCCTGCCCGATGGAACCGAACCTTTATGGTTCTTGATGAAGAAGGACTCCCCGTTCTCGCCTACCCCAACAGCGCAGAGCGAATGGTTCCTGCAACACAAAAATTCTATGAAGGCGTTGTCAATCAATCATTCACTCATGATGGGGATGAGCGCCTTGCAAGGCACATTGCAAACTGTGTCACGAAACAATCATCACGAGGCGTGATGGTGGCAAAGGCAAGTTCTCGCCGCAAGGTGGATGCCGCCGTTGCTTCAATCTTTGGTTATGACAGAGCCACCCAACCTGCTCCACCAAAGCCACCCACCGCACGATACTTTTCGATTCAAGTCTAAGGAGAGCAATGAACTTCTTGAAGAAGATTGATTATGCACTCATCATTGAGGTCATCGGTGTCTCTTTGGTAACAAGTGGACTGTGGATGCTTTCAGTACCCGTTGCGCTCATTGCGCTCGGCGGATTTCTAGTATGGGCAACAGAGAAGGTTGACAAATGAGTTTGAGTAAGAGACTGCGCGGAGCAGGAGAGAAGCGAACCAACAACAGTCAATGGGTTGAACCGTTGATCCCTGGTCGCCCTGCATACATGGCACCTTCAGGAATTGATGTCAATGCCAACAGCGCAATCCGCATGTCAACAGTTTATGCTTGCGTACGCCTTCTCGGTGACACAATCAGCTCGCTACCACTTGGCGCATATGTTCGCCGTGGTCGCGCTCGCATTTCTTATGCAGCAGCATATGGTGAAACTCCATATTGGGTGAATACTCCAAACCCTGAAACATCACGAATTGAATTTTATGAGCAAGTGATTGCCTCACTTAACATCCACGGAAACGCCTTCATCTTGACCGTACGCGATGAAAACAACGAGGTTGTGGAACTTTATTGCCTCAACCCTGATGATGTCCGCATTCGCCGTCTACGCCCTAATGAACCCCTTGTGTACGAGGTGCAGACCCGTGATGAGGAAGGCGCATTCACACAAATTCTGACAAAGAATGAAATGCTGCACATCCCATTGTTTAGATTGCCCGGCTCGCACTATGGTCTCGGCCCAATCGCTGCTGCTCGTCTAACAATCGGCGCTGCTATGGCAGCCGATACTTATGCTGCTTCATACTTCGGCAATGCAGCCAACCCAGGCGGTGTGATTGAAGTTCCCGGCGAACTGACTGAAGATCAGGCACAAGATATTGGGCGCGATTGGAACATCACCCACACAGGCCCATATCGTGCAGGAAAGATTGGCGTGCTATCAGGTGGCGCTTCTTTCAAGCCATTAACTTTGAACGCCCAGGATGCACAGTTGCTCGACACACGCCGCTTCAATGTGGAAGATATTGCACGCTTGTTCCGCGTTCCGATCAGCCTCTTGGGTCATCCCGTTGCAGGTGCGATGTCATTTGCATCTGTTGAAGCACAGAATCTTTCCTTTGTTCAGCACTCCTTGCGCCCATTACTTGAGCGCCTTGAGCAAGCATTCAGCACTTTACTTCCTGAACCTGACGGATTCATCAAGTTCAACCTTGATGCACTCCTTCGTGGAACAACCCTTGAGCGCTATGAAGCCTACACAAAGGGCTTGCGTGAAGGTTTCTTGAGCCTGAACGATGTTCACGCAATGGAAGATATGGCACCAATTGCAGATGGTGACAATTATCGCGTGCCATTGCAGAACATTGATGCAGGTGATGCGAAGGATGTTGGTGTCAAGTTGCGTGCTGAGATCGTCACACAGCTCGTTCAAGTTGGCTATGACCCTGAAGAGGTATTGGCTGCGATTGGATTGCCACCTATGGCACACACAGGCGTTCCTTCAAGTCAGTTGCAACCTATTGCTCAAATTGACCCACTTGATCCTGCATCTGCTTATGATGTCCGCGAAGTTCGCAATGAGCAGCCACATATGGTTCTTCAAGTACCTGAACCAACTGTCAATGTTGCAGCACCGAATGTCACGATTGAACCTGCGATGGTCATGCTTGATTCACCACAGGTCAATGTCGAGGCACCGAATGTCACCGTTGATGCTCCAACTGTCAATGTGACAAACACAATTGAACGCACTCGTGTTCGCAAGAAGATTATCCGTGATGAAAACAACCTCATTGTTGAGGTCATTGAAGAGTTTGTTGAAGGGGATGAATAATGGCAACAGGTCTGAGTTCATATCTTGCAAACAAGTTTCTTGATGCAGTAGGCAACGCCACCGCCTATTCAGCCGCCAATGTATATGTAAAACTTCACACAGGCGATCCTGGCGCAAATGGCACAGGCAATCCTGCAACAGAGACAACTCGTCAATCAGTTTCCTTCGGAGCTGC